AACCATGCCATCGGCGTAGATTGTCCCATTTCGGTAACAATAAAAAGGGACAACAGGAATTTCTTCATGCCAGTTTTTATTAGGCCCATCAAAGCAAATAATATCATTAACGGTTTCAATAACCCTATATCCACCAGTATACTTTAATCGCTTACCTTGAGGATTAAGTTTCATGTAGGCGGTATGCTCTTCTATATGGTCGAACATGACTTTGATTTTAACTAGCTCGCTAGAAAAATCAGCTTGCCCCTCGGGGTTTTCTTGAATCAATTGCTCTATGATTTGAAAAACTTGCTCAAATTCTGTATTTTCTGGAATCCCTAAATTTACAAGCAACATATTCAAGGCATCAATATGCGCCTCTATATGTCTTTTATGATTCTGCCACTTGTTTAAATTTGGTGCAGTTCCTTCGACTATCTCAGCCGTTTCCTCTTCGAGTTCCTGTAAGATTTCCTCTTGTGGAATTTCTTCAAGTGTAAAATCCTTAACATAAGTAAGGACTAATTTCAAAGTATCACTATCTTGATAAGCCAAAGGGACAGTTCTGCGAGAATAACCAGCGCCATAGTCTGACGTTTCTTTCCCTTGCTCATTATCGTCATCTTTCGATTCTGGTGCAGCGGCTTTCTCTAATTCTTCCTCCTTATCAGGATATTTTAACTTGAGCCAATCGCGTGATCTTAATAATTCTATACGGGCTTTGTCACAATCTTCAATACTATCTGTTCGCCCTGATAGCTTAACTTGCTTATAATCTAAGACTTCGTAAATTTCCCGACCTTCGCCGCCATTGGCTTCAAAATCATAATACGTGTGAATATAACCGTTTCCAGTCACAAGCGCCTTACGAATAACCTCAGGCAGTTTTAAAGGTAGATTTTGGTCTTCGTTAACCCATTGAATAGCTTTTTCTAAATTCTTAGCATGAAGCACTCTTTCGGGGTCATTAACTGAAACTGACGGGGCAGGCAAATTGTCAGACAGGATAGGAACAGCGGTTTCAATAATATCGAAAACATTGTTTTCAAAAGGGCGGTATTCATTTGTGTTTTTCCAAGCCTTACCAAAGTAAAGCTCTTCCTCGTCAATCCACAATTTTTTCCGTTGATTATAATACTTTTCAACGTCAGATTTTACATTGTTTCTAACTTCAATGGCCGTAACCGCTTTTTTCTTTTTTCCCATGGTGAAATATTATAGAAGTTCAACACAAAAGGAATATTTGCGGCTTATTATGCGCTATTCTAGCTTAATTGATCCATTTTGAAGCCCTTTTACTAATTCGCCATCGAGAGTTATATTATCTTCCTCGTAAACCTCTTGCAAAATATCGTCAGTCCAATAACCACTAAAGTCCTCGTCTGCGGGGTCGTCTTTAATTTCATCATAACCAATTTCGACTAAACCCATATCTCTTAAGGTTTTTTTGTAAGACGTATAACTATTACAAACTTTCCCAATATTTCTTTGATAACCCGCTACAAAACCATCTTTTACAGCCTTGTTTGATTTCATTACAGCCATTTTTGGGAAGCCGCATTTAAAGCAAGCCCATCCCGAGCCATATTGTTGAGCCTCAAACTCTTCAATGGGAAAGTAACGATGAAAATCACCGCCACATTTTTTATTTTTACAGTGCATCCTATAGCTTGGCATAACTTCCCCTTTTCTTAAAGCTCGCAAATCCTAACTAGGTCGCCGTTAACAATAAAAGCTGTGAATTGTTTTCTTGTCATTTCAGTGTAACCTAATTTATCACCCCAGAATAACCACGGGGCTTCATCATACGGCGGCGAAAGAAATAGATTCGCCCCTTTCGGGTAGTAATAAACAACTTGAAGAAACGCTATACTTTCTAGTTTCTTTTTCATCTTAGAATTTGCCCATCCAACAAGAATCCCGATGTGTCTTGTGGGCCCGCGAGAATTAAGATAGCCACCATTAGGGCGAGTAATACAATTATTTGTGCTTTAGTCATTTGTTCCCCATTAGGTCGGCGGTTATATGCTTCCATGTGTCACCTTTTCTTATAAAGCTTATTGTTCCAGCGCTAACGCCGTATTGTCTTGCTAAAAAAGACGTGCCCTTTTTGCTTTTAAATATTTCAATAACTTCAAATTCTCTAAGTTTCGCCTTGTGGTTTTTTTCGCCTCTTGCATTTCGCCCTTGCTTCACACAATGAGCAATATTTTCGGCGTGAGTACACCACTCCAAATTAGAAACGCTATTATTTTTAACATTATTATCTATATGGTTTATATGCGGGCGCTTATTATCTATTGGAATAAATGCCTCTGCCACCAATCTATGACCTTTGCAGTATTTTTTCTTGCCGCCGATTTGTAAGGTATATTGCGGTCGCCCCGACTTAATAAGGTAATTGGGTTTTAACATCATATCTCTTCGTAATGACTTAACCCTTCCTGTCGAACTAATGTGATATAATTCCTCAAAACCTTTGATTTTTTTCCATATTTCCATATCTACCCCTTGCCATTAGTCAAAATGATCTATTACTTTGCCACTCATTTGCGAATCAATATCATGCCTAGGGCTGTAAACCTTAGGCTTTCTTTCTTCTTTCTTTGGCTCGCTATCTAATTCAATCGGTGTAATTTTAAATTCTTCACTATTGTTGTGACTTGCAAAAGCCTTTATATAAGTTGAAAGATATTTGTCCTGATTATCAAGTCTCGCTTTCATATAAAGCAAAAAAGAAATAAGCAAAGAAATAGTAGCTGCCATAAAAATAATTATATTCATATCACTCTACCTCTTAAGTAATAAAATTAAGTAAACCCAGGGCATAAAAATAGCAGTAAACAAATACTCGTGCTCGTAATCGTTCTCTTTCTTAGCTATATATAACAAGACAATAAGATTAATTATAATGCCAACAATATAGGCAATCATAAAAAAAGAACCCAGTATTTTAAATATTCCACTCATCATGTCAAGCCTAATGGAAAAAGTTAGTGTCAACGCCTTCTGTTCTTTTTAATTCTCTTATCTCTTCACTTAATCTATTTATCTTAGCGTCTTTATTCCTAATAATCATCATTAAATTGGCAATAATTTCTAAATAAAACCTAAGTTTTCTCCTAACCAAAAATATCACCATTCTCTTTTTTAGGTCTTAGAGCTTCGTGCGCCCTCTTGTCATTTGTTTCTTTAGAAACTTTAGGCTTCTTGGCACTATAAATCAAATTGGCTTGCTCTCTCGCCATTACAGCTATGCAAGCCGCCACCACCCTGTCTCGCCCATTCAAATTGACAGTTCCATTATCTTCACGACTAACTAAATCCATTTCTTGAACTAATCTAATATCCATAGGCTGAAAGGCCTTCTCTCTTAGTTTTTTAATACAGGCGTTGAGCATCACCATTTTTGATTTTGCGCTTGTAACCCACCCATAACGCTCGGTTTTAGTCTTGTTTACTTTATCCTCGACAAGCTCCCTATAAAGAGAAGGATAGCCCGAGTTTCTAACTTCTAAAACTGTACTAATTCCCATATTGTTTTTTTCTGGTGCTATTACAGCATTATTATAAAATTCACCTAGAGCAATAAGTAAATGGCCGAATAAGTCAGGGTCAATTTTTCCATGCCATCTTGCTACCTGTTTATAATTTTGGTCGATAATACAAACGCTTGAAGCATCACCCATTGCAAGACCTTCTGAAACGTCAGCGCCCATAAAGTACTCTTGATTTTGCCTTGGCGGTGTATATATTTGTAAACCTTCCCAGTGATTTTTGAGAAGGAAAGAGTCGAGCCCTAAGCGGTCTTTAATATCTGCCACTCTATTTTCTGTTAGTTTCTTAATCCAATAGCTAATTATTTCTTGAGGAAAAACAGGGGCACCAGTTGAAAGAAAAGCTTCCTCGTCAGTTATAGGAAAATCTTGCTTGAATCTCTCAGCGGGGGAAAGAATAGTTATTTCATCGTCACCCAAATATTCTGATAGTTTTAAGCGCCTCCACATTAAGTTAGCTTCTGTTATTTGTGGGAATCGCTTAAGTATATCAGCTTCGTACTTGTCGAGCTTAAAACCCCTTTCAGGCACTATTTGGTAATCATCAATTTCATACCACCCAACAAAGAAAGGTTTATAAATTGACTCGCCTCTTTTAGCCGCTTGCCATAAATCAAAGAAAGGCTTGCCGATTCCCGCCCTTCCGTTAGCTGTTGATTCTTTAATGATTGTTGTCGAGGGGTCTAGTGGAATTGAATTTGCTACACCCTCGTCGATTTCGTTCATATAACGAATAAATGCCGCTTCTGAAATATGGGCACCTTTACGAGTACCCGAGCGCCCTGCATTTGGATCTTGTCCAGTTTCAAACTTAACTGATGAATTTAAACCCGAGTTTTTGCTTCTATCCATTTCGTTAGGATTATCAAGTAAAATCTGTTCAGTGTTCTTTAATGCGATCATTGGTTTAAGCTCTGGCGGTAACTTATCAATAAAAGTTTTATACATTCCCGCTATTTCTGCGGTTCTGCCTTTCTTGTCGGCAAGAGCAATGCATTTGTAATTATCCTCAGTACACATCAAATGACTAAAGTAAGAGGCTACAATAGTTGAGAGCCCCGCTTGCCTTGGCTTCAAGCAAATAATTCTCTTAGGCCCTTTTATGTCGAAAAGGAATTTAAAAAAGTTCTGTTGATATTTTCTAAGCTGGAAGGGTTGCAATCCATTTAGCTTTGTATTGATCTTTTGAAAGTTCTGCGAGTAGTAATAATAGTCTTGAAGCTGTGCGATCATTTGCTCAGGAGTCATTGAACTACTCTAATCTTTTTGGGAGTTAGGAAGTCGTTAATTAAATCGCTGGCATTGTCTAAATTTTCCATTAATTCAATAAGTCTTTTAGGGTTTGCTATTTTTAAATCTCTCTTGGATAGGATAAACTTAATATGCTTTGCACTGGCTAGAAGTTTTTCGACCTCATAAACAAAAGGTTTCTCTTCTATTTCGTCATAAATTTCTATGACTCTCGCCTTAGGTATTTTCCCAATGTAAGGCTTTTTAGTTCCACCCATGCCATTTTCTTTATTGATACAAGCTCTTTCGTTTTTGAATACTAAATCAACTCTGCGAGCTGTTGCCCAATCCTTTGTTGTGGGGCTATTGATTCCTTTCTTCATTAGGATATTTCTATAAACCCGTGACCAATTAAGCAGCAGGCGATAAGGTGCGCCAGTATCTTCTGCAAATTGTTTAATGGTGTAGCAACTTTGCGAGTACCCGCCATGTTTAATATCACAAGCCTTGACAGCAAGAATCACAATTTTAGTTTGATAATCAATAAGTTTTAAATCAAGAGTATTGATTTCTTGAATCAGTTCCTTACCTCTTCTCACTAATTTTAAATATGTTGAACTTGCCGCCATGACTTACCTAAAGTTAAGACTTGTTTTTACCTACTAGGCCAATTCTCTAAAGTATCGTTTCCACTCGCTATCAACTAATAAGCGTCTATGAATTAAAATCTTTTCTTGCGGATAGTCTTTCATTTCTGGCATAAAGCCTTGCTTCATTTTCCATTCTAACTTTTTACCGATTTGTGACTCTGGCTCGATAGTTACAGGGATATAAGTTATATACATATCCTTTTGCCTAGCTTCATCGAAGTAGGTTTTGTGCTTATACTGACCACCCAGCTCGCAAAGCAAACCACTTGGCGCAGTTTGGAAACACTCGCAAGTGTCTTCCTCAAGAGTTTCAAATTCCATTCTGTTTAATGCGTAATTGTCAGCAACAGAAATAAGACCTCGTTGCCTTTCCCATGTTAAGAGGGAAGCAAAAACTTTCATTTCTTTATCTTTTAAAATATTAGTTTTAAATACCTTCACGGCTTTAATTAGTTTATCTAACCCATAACGGTGCTTATTTCTAACGTCAGCTTTTTCGGGGGCGCTCTTCGCTGATTTTAATTTAGTGCTTAAATTTCCTAATTCAGCAAAAGACTCTTTTAATGATGCTAGCCCTTTATTGTAATCGTTTTTCTGGTTCTGGTTCTGGTTCTGGTTCTGGTTTTCATTTGCCATTTTGATTTCCCTTTGAAGCAGCTAAAAGCTGTTCTATTGTTTTCGGTTTTTCTAATATTAACTTGTCAGTAAATGCGCCTATAATTCTGCCAACCTGTTCATTAGCCTTCAAGGCATTAACAAAATCAGCC